CAGTATGTTAGTTGAATTTAATAGTAGATTTGCTAAAAAGAAACAAGATCTAATATGTGATGTAATTGCATTTGGATCTGATAAATTATTCCCTGAATTTGACGATGTCTTTATAAATATATCAGGCATTCGCAAACAAGGAGTTTTTGGCGACTGTATGTATGAAGACGATAATGAGTTTACTATCCGTCTTGACCTTTCCCTATCAATCCCCGATTTAATAACGACCGTTCTGCACGAACTCGTTCATGTAAAACAGTACTTAAATTGTATGGTGATGGATACGGATAGTCCATACGAGCAACGTTGGCAAGAAATCGAAGCGCATGCTATGGATAAAGAACTAACGGAGGCGTTCAATGGCCAGACGCGACCCAACTGATTATGATAAACTTTGCATGGAAACAACAGATGGTAATAATAACATGTTGGTGCCATGGTATCTAATGGCAGCATATGCATACTATGTTGAAGATGATCCTATTCTATCAGACATGTTGTTTGATCGGATGGGTAAGAAACTATTGACCCATTATGATGAAGTCGAACATATGCATAAAGATCTGATTAGTAAATCTGATTTAGATGCAGGAACTTTCTTGGGTAAATACCCATCAAGAATAAAAGGCGCAGTAGCCGCATTAAGGGGTAAAGATGGTTGAAATTACTGAAAAAGAATTCAAACAGTTTGAATTGTTGAAGAAAATCTTTATACATGCGAGCCCAGATAAGTTTGAAGGTGTTTACTTTATCTGCGGCGAAGGCGGAGAAAAGGACGAAATGGGCTTACCGGAATTTATTTCAGTTTGTCCTGCATATGGTGCAGACGGTATAGCAATGTACAAGAACACAAAGACTATTCACAGCCAGGATATTAAAGATGGTTGACTCTTGTGACGATCCATGTGATGATGTTGTAGGTGAAAATTTAAGAGGATGGTTAGAGAATGACGGTAGCAGAAGTATGTCGGAGAATTCTGGACAACGATTGGAGCGGCGTGACCGAAGTGGATATTACAACACTAGGTCGAGCTATGAGCATGGTTGAACTGGTAAAAAATAGTTCAAAATAACTGTTGACATCTGTTTGACTATGTAGTATAACTATTATATCAAATGAGGAGATTACAATGTTAGATTCAAAGTTCATCGAAGCATTCAACACATATGCAAACAGCTATGAAAACCAAACACCTGATGGAACTGTCATCTGGGATTATGTTGATGCTGACCTTTGTATCGACAAGTGGCACGAGAAGTTGGGTGAAGATCAATATGATTCTTTCTTCAATGATATGATCGATCAGTTCCTCAAAGCTCGGAGGGCTGCATAATGCGTCCTTGGATTCAAGAAACCCGCGATGGCTTTGAAATGTCTGTAGAAGAAATTGAACGTATTTACGCTGAGCCTGTTCAAGGTATGCAATCAATCGATGTTCAACTTGATTTAAAATCTTGGGCTTTGGAAAAAGGCTTGTGGAATACTGATGAACCTTATAATGATATGATTGTTCATCATGCTATCGATCGTGGTTGGTTGCAAGCCAATATTGATGGAATGGAAGTAATTGAATGACTATTGATCAATTGCGTAAGATGCTTAATGATGCTAAAGTTGAGTATTATATTAAGAAAGAAAACGGCAACATTGTAAAAATTAACATCTGGGTAGAAGATGAACCTAATGGAGTACAGAAATGAAAAAGATTTCACTAACAATTGCAGCAATCTCAATGATGGCATCGCCAGCGTTTGCTGATAAGGCAAATGATGTAAAAGTCTTTGATCATACAAAGACTATTATTCAATCTAATCCTGTCACCGAACGGAGATGCCAAGACGTTGAAGTTCCCATCTACCAACAAGGTGGTGGGGCATCTGGAGCTGATGTTCTGGGTGGAATGATTATCGGTGGCTTGCTTGGTAAGGGTGCTACTGGGAAAGACAATGGAGCAGCTGCAGGTGCCGTCATTGGCGGTATCATTGCTGCAGATAAAGGTAACCAACGTCGTGTTTCTGGATATCGTCTCGAGCGTCAATGCTCTGACATCACCGTGTATCAAAATCAAGCGATTGAAGTTTATAGCCACTCTACAATTCGTTTCTATATAAACGGTCAACGATACGTAGTTCAGTTTCAGAAATAAAGACAATGGACACGTAGCTCAGCTGGATCAGAGCAAGTGCCTTCTAAGCACTAGGTCGGGGGTTCGAGTCCTCCCGTGTTCGCCAATAATAAGGGTGTGGTGAAATGGTATCACGACGGATTCCAAATCCGTAAGTCTGAGTTCGATTCTTAGCACCTTTGCCAAAACAAAAAGGAAAGTAAAATGGAAATCGCAGTAATATGGTTCTTGTCAATGGTGGCAATGGATACTGAAATTAAAAAACAACAAGTCCACATTGACGAGTTGGTAGCACATTCAATTGTCCAACAAATTGAGATTGTTGAGATTAATAAAGTTTTAGAATCTCATGAATCAACTATTCTTAAAACAGCAGCTGCTCATTCAGCTCTATATGCAAACCAGCAGTTAGAAAATGCTGCAATTGAAGATGATATGGAGCTTCTCGAGAGCCGCATTGAAGTGTTGGAGATGGAACAACCATCTGAGTAAGGATTACAATGTTTAATAAAGTTGAATTCTTAATGGAGTGGATGGAAAAATATCAGCCACCCACAGGCTATGAGCATCAGATAGTAATTCCTTTAGACAGTGGTGATGAAGTCAAGTTGATCGCAAGATACTTTGCTTATAAAAAGAAGGAAGACTTCTTATTCTCTCTCTGTCATAATGAAAAACAGTCATATGAGCAATGCGCTGGAGTCTATGAGAATCTAAGACTAGACGAACGAGCCAACTACGATATTGAGCTTGTTGAAGTTTCGTGGAGATATGAAAGCGAAACTCTTCACCAGCTGCAGCTAGACATGAAAGATCGTGTCTATATTATGCAAAAGTTTATGCCATTCCTTAAAGAGTTTCTTAACAATGGATATGGTGGCCCAACACCACATGAGAATATTATGGCTGTAGCAATGCCTCAGGGGTTCAAGTACAACAACTTGGGTTATGCAGATGGCCAAGCAGGTCAGAGGCAAAGAGCTATGATAGCTAAGAGAGTTGGGATTGGTACAATGAAGGAGTGTGGGTGGAGCTTTGCTAAGTATGATAGCAATCTAAAACTTCAGCCGTTATAAATCTTCTGTAGATGATCTTCAAACTCTTCTACCTTGGCTAGACGATTGGGCCAGAGAATGTAATCTTTCTCTGGGTTCTTCTTTAGATTGTTCAGCAATGGCACAATAGCATTGTACAACTTGTCTAATCTTTCCTGTCTGTCATTAGCTGCAGAAGCTGCTTTAGCCGCATCAGCACCAATCTCAGCCGCTTTCTGCTGCTGTTTTTGCACAGCATCCAGCTCATCTTCATCTACAGCTGTGAATCCAAAATCAAACATATCTGACATTTTTTTTTCGTCTTTCTTAAATTAACTGTTGACCTTTGTCTATTTATGTCCGATAAAGGGGCATAGGAAATGAAAAGGAACACATGATGAAATTCGCAGTATACCAAATCCAACTTACATCAGCTCAGCACAACTTGATTAACGAAAGTGGCGACTTTAATGCTGTCCCAGCATTTGCTGCTAAGAACAAAATGAACATGGATTTTTCAGGTAATAAGATTGGTGGTCTTGCTTCTGATGCGTTTGATGCTGGTTACTACACTCATGTTGCTAACATCGAAGCTGCAGACTACAACGATTGCTTTGAAGTTGGTAACATCGGTCCTGATCAAAACATCGAGCGTTTAGGTCGTATGTCTTCACTCTCAGTTGGAGATGTTATTGTTGCTGAAGATGGTACAGTAGTAGTTATTGCTCCAATGGGGTTTGTAGCATTCTCCCACAATCCAAAGGTAGCAGCATAATGGGAGCTTTTGTATTTTGTTCAGCGTTCTTCGTATGTCTCTGTGTAGCAGCAGCTATCGTAGAAAGTTTTTAATAAAAAGATCAAATTAACTGTTGACCTTATCCTCACAATAGGGGATAAGGGTATATCAAAAGAAGGAGATCTATTATGCTTATCGTCAAAGACATCCAAGATGCAATCACAATCAAGAATAAACTTGCTAGTGTTCTTCGTCGCTCGAATACCTTCAACATGAGCAAGTCTGATATCCAAGTTGAGCTTGATATGATTATCGGTGATCTAATCGATAATATTGCTCGCGAAGAGAAGGCTCTTGATACTCATATGGATGAGTTGTTCTTACAAGACTCAGATGGGTTTGCAACCCTGGGAGGGCAAGTATAATGGAAATTTTTACCTATAAAGGAGTTGACCTAGATGTCACATTTGCAAAGTCTGAAACAGTCCGCCATGGAGGTCCGTTCGATCGTGGATCGGCTGACAGTTATTACCATCGTGGCATACAGCCTCATTACTATGTTGGTGATTCTATTACTTCTGAACGTGTAGAAAAAGCTGATATGACCGAGCAAGAATTGCTTGAGTATTATGCTGGTTTCGAGTATAATGAAACCGTCAATCAAGATTGGAAGGATTGGGGATGATTTATAAGAACGATAAGTTTGGTGATGCTAAACATTACAGTGTTGTCAATAATGGTATGGGAATTTGGACTCTTCGCGAATTTGTTAACAAATGTAGAAAAACAGAGTTGACTTTATCGACAGAAGAGAAGATAATGTTCGAACAACGTCTAAAGGAGAATGGTTGGTATGCAAAGTAAAGCTGAAAGATTGGAAATGATTAAAGCTGCCTCTAAGCGGTTTCAGAAACTGAAAGCTCAAGAGGCTCGTTTTGTTCGCGAAGAGAAAAGAAAGGTTGAAAGTGATGAGCGATATTGGACGGATGCGTCAGCGTATGCTGAACAATATTATGGTGAAACCTTCCGCGCGACGACGCGTTTTGACAACGATTGGGATTAAGGAGAACAATATGAACCGCACTGAAATGCTTGAGCAACTACGACAGCGCACATGTCGTGTAATCTTTAAAAAGGTAGATGGGGACGAACGCGATATGCAATGCACTCTCCAGGAAGATGTCCTTCCAGAAAAGTATCAGTCGACTGTTGGTGAAGAGCCAGCCGCTCGTCAGATTAATGAAAATGTTATCCGAGCATGGGATATCAACAAAGGAGCATTTAGATCTTTTCGGGTTGAAAACGTAGTTTCGTTTACGTGATAAATACTATCACAAAATAGGAGATCTTTATGCCTGATCCAATTATCATCCAATGGCTATGTTTAGCTGGCATCTCTGTCTGCGCTTTTATGGTAGGTTACAATTACAGCAGAAACAAAGACGAGACTGTTATTAATGATACTATAGTCTATCTGATCCAAAACAACTTCGTCCGCGCAAAGAAAGTGAATGGAGAATGGGAAATAATGGCATTGGATGAAAATTAACTGTTGACTTTATTCCAATAAGGTGGGATAATAGTTTTATATTATGATGGAGGTGCTCATGGCACGTAGAAAGTTGACAGAAGAAGAAATGGCAGCCAAGGTTGCTAAGATGAAAGCTACTAAGGCTGCTAACAAAGCTAAGGCTTTAGAAGAGTTTGGTCTTGACCGTAAGCCAGCAAAGAAGTTTCGTAAGAAGCGTGTGATGACTGAAGAGCAGAAGAAAGCCGCAGCTGATCGTCTTGCTGCTGCTCGTGCAAGCAAAGGTCCATCACAGAACAAACTCATTGCTGAGAATGTTCGTAACTTGCCTGATGATAATCCTCTGTCGCTGGTTAAGGTTCGTTCTTGGATCAAAGAGAACAAAGAACTGTTGGCAAGTCTTCGTGACTTCAAGACCTCTAAAGATTCTAAGGAGCGTGCGAAGTATCAGCAGATCGAAACGTACGTCTTTAACCTTGAATCGTATCTGCGTCATGGAGTCTATCTTGACTTCTTCTATGGATCACAGATGCAGAGTAAGATCTCTCATCGCGTGTATGTTATGGCATACAACAAGGACGGAACACCTAAGCGCAGTGTGGGACATTACTATCCTGACATTGGGCTCTATACAAAAGAAATGGCTGAGCAGAATGCTTGATAAACAATTCTTAACTAAGGCAAAGTTTGCCAAGTTAATTGAAGGCGCAGTAACTAAAAAGCGCCTGACCTACATGGATGCAGTGATACATCTGTGTGAAGAAAACGAAGTTGAGCTGGAGGAGGTGCGTAAGTTCATCTCCCCAGTTATCAAAGACAAGTTGGAAGCTGAGGCTATGAATCTCAACTTTCTTCCTCGTGGCAATCAATTACCTATTGATTAGCCATATATAATGTAGTATAATATACGAACATACAACCATACGATACATATTTAATAAGGAGAATACATATGTCTTTCGCAGCACTAAAACGTAACCGCACAGACCTCGGTAAACTTGTAGAACAAGCACAGCAAGCTACTGGAGGTCAAACTAAACGACAGTCAGATGACCCTCGATTCTGGCAGCCTACACGAGATAAGGCTGGCAATGGTTACGCTGTGATTCGCTTCTTGCCAGGAGATGCAGAAGCAGCCACTCCATGGGTTCGCTACTGGGACCATGCATTCAAAGGCCCAACTGGTCAGTGGTACATTGAGAAGTCATTGACTTCTATTGGTCAGCAAGATCCTCTCTCAGAGCTAAACAGTAAAATGTGGAACTCTGGCATCGAGGCTGACAAAGGTACAGTACGTCAACGTAAGCGTCAGTTGCGCTATGTTGCTAATGTACTGATTATCTCAGATCCATCTGCACCAGAGAACGAAGGACAGATCAAACTGTATCGTTTTGGTAAGAAGATCTTTGATAAGATTATGGACAGCATGCAACCTCAGTTCCCAGACGAGAAGCCTGTTAATCCATTCGACATGTGGGAAGGTGCAGACTTTACTGTTAAGATCCGTAAGGTCGAAGGCTATCCTAACTATGATGCCTCTTCATTTAAGTCTCCATCAGCAATTGGTGAAGACGAGGCTATGGAGGAGCTGTATAGTAAGCAGCATGATATGACGGAGTTTACTGATCCGAAGAACTACAAGACCTATGACGAGCTCAAGTCTCGTTTGGCTATGGTTCTTGGTGAACAAGCTCCTCGTACTCAAAAGCAAGCAGCTTCATTGGAACTTGATGATGAGATCCCTGACTTTCCATCAGCTCCCCAGCCTGATATCGCTGGATCGCCTCAACCAGAGATTGCTACAGCAGAGTCTGGTATGGAAGATGATACGATGAGCTACTTTGCTAAGTTGGCTGCAGAGGACTAATCACTTACCACCTCCACCTACAAATGCGTAAGCGCTCCCACCGCTGAGAGGATCACCGGTGGGAGTTGTCGCATCCATGAAAATGCCACCAGAGTTCACAGTAGTACTATTGTAGGTTCTAGCATCAAGCAGTTGCTGCTCATATGATTCAAGATCTCTACGTCTAGAATTCAGATCACCAAGTTGTTTTGCTGTAGCATAATCGACCCTCGCTAGAGCTGCTTCAGTACCAGACACGGCGGTTGCTACCTTCTGCCTCTGTGCTTCAACTACACCATCTGGAATAAGAAAACCAGCTTTGGAATTATTAACAGATTCTAATGCTGCTAGGGTTATTCTAGCAGGTAGTCCAGCAACCCACGATCCAAACTGAATGAAGCCAGTCTTTAGTTTTGCAACTGCATACACCCACTCCTCTTCTAAAGCAAATCCAATCTTCTTAGGCATTGTCATGAACCAAATTGCCAGGTTCTCCATAGATGATAAGAAGTTATTCTTAATTCTTTCATAGGCGTTGCCAACCATTTCTCTGATATCAAGCTCGGGCAGATCCAAATCAATACCTAATTTAGACGCAAACCATTCTGTGATAGGAGCAATAGCTTTGTTCCAAACCCAGCTACCTATATCTGCTGCTGCGCCCAACCACGCTTTCCATAAGATAGACATAGACTCTCCTATAGACTTCTCACCAGAGAACAAGTCGCTAAACCACTTGAATGCAGATTCGCCAATGCTAAACACTCCATCAATTAAGGATTTAATAGATTCTTTGAAGCTAAACTTTTGAATAATAGCTAATGCATCACCAGAGATGCCTTGCCCTGGCTTGATATTACCATCATCATCGACCTCAACTCCTAGCAGTTTTCTCATTATCCATACCATACCGGACTTTAGAAGGTCAAGTGGTGCACCTATAAAGTCTGCAAAGAATGTCCCAAACCCTGCTTTGAATTTATCAAACTTTGAACCATCTTCGTTCTGGTACGCGGTTACAGATTCAAACAATGACATAATCACTCCAACAGGCCACAGGATTTTACCAAAGAGTTTTGTAAAACTTTTCGCTCCTGAAATAAATGGGTCTAGGAACTTAAACAATCCTGAACCAGCGCCTTTGATAAAGTCAGCAATACCTGTCGACACTTTTATGATAGGATTCAGTAGTTTGGTAATACGTGCTGTGGCTTTAGTAATAAACTCGCCTGTGGCACTTACCTTCATTTTATTTCTTGGATCTTGAATTGGCTTGCCATCAGCTCCAATACCAAACGCATTAAGAAAGCTGGTTCTTAGAGAAGCAAACCGTGCCTCGATTACTTCACTTAATGGCCTATAGATCGCCAAGCCTTTTTTAGTCGTATCTCCTGATTTCGCCAAACCTGTTTTAGCATCAACTTCAATGCCAAACATCTTTCCAAGAATACTTGTTCGTAAGTTCTTTGCGCCATCAAGAGCACTATTAGATAATGTTTTAAGTCCGTTTGATATGGATGTTATGGCACCCTTTTCCCATCCACGCAATCCCACAAGACCAGCTCCAAAAGCTGTTACACCAGCAAGTAAAGGAGCTAACAGTTTAGATGGGTTTAATAACATGCCAAACCCACCCAAACTATTCTCACCAGCTTTGAATGCTGCTGATGGTTGGGGAGAAGACGTAGTGGGTCTTGCAC